CCAGGCTGTCGGTGCCCCACTTGATGACCACCATTTGCTCGCCCGCCCGCAGCGCCTGTGCGGTGCGCGGGTTGCGCACCACGGGCAGGCCCTGCAGCTGTGGCGCGGTGGCCAGCGCCTGGTGCACAGCGGCAAGGATGGCCCAGCGGGCGCTGGGTGTGGCAAAGGTGGGCATGGTGGTGGGGCCGATCAGGGCGCGCCGAGGAAGGTGAAACACTCCAGGCCATCGAGCACGCGCCGGCCTTCGCGCAGCACGCGCCAGGTGGTGGCAACACCGGTAGCGGGGTCAACGCCCGATACGGTGTCGCCTTCCAGCAGCGTGACGGCGTTGGCCGGGTAGCGCAGCTCGGCCACCTGCCCCACAAAGTAGCCCTGCGCGCCCTCTTCGTCCACCGCCGACAGGATGCCGGCGAAGGCCACTGGCGCGGCGCCGCCACGCACCATGTGGAGCGCGGTGGCGAAGTCGCCGGTGTCGAAGTAGAGCGCGAGGTCTTCCGTGTCGAGCATGGTGGTCAGGCTCAGGAAACAGCGGTCTTGAACAGGAAGCCTGCAGACGCGCCGGCCAGCACGGGCTTGCGTGCGTCGGCCACCGGGTACACCATGGAGTTGAGGTTGCGTTCTTCGTAGCCTTGCTCGACCACGGGGCGGCCTTCGAGCTGGTAGGTGTAGCCGTAGCTGGGGCTGCCCATGTCAGCCAGGCTGGCCGGCGCGGTGTAGGCCAGGATGGCGTCGGTGCCCCAGACGTCGGCAAAGGCGCTGCCGGTGTGGTACACCGCGCCGCCTTCGACGATCTGGTCCAGCTCGAACAGCGCGGCCAGTTGCGCCAGCGTGGCCGGCGGGCGGTCGGTGGCGGTGGACAGGCGGTCGAGCACCTTGGTGTGGCTGCGCAGCGCGGTCAGCACCTTGGGGCCGAGGGTGAGCACGTTGGGGCGCAGGCCGATCTGGCTGCGCACCGACTCTTTGGCTGCGAGGATGTCGGCAAAGGGGTCGCTGTCGGCGTGGGCAACGTCCCAGCGGTCGTTGCCGGTGAGCGTGAGCTTGTTGTTGCTGCCGTAGTTGCCGGCCGCGCGGGCCAGGGTGGCGCACTGGTTCTCACGCTCCAGCGCCATCAGGTTTTGCACCTTGCGCACGTGGATGGCAATGTTGTCGATGCCGGGCACGGCCAGGCCTTCTTCCTGGATCTCTGCAGGCACCACGGCTTCGAGCCGGTGGTCGACCAGCGCGTAGTCGTCCGTCGCGTAGCCGAACTGCACGCGGCGGGTGTTGCTGCCCGGCGCACGCACGGTGCCGATGAGCTTGAAGTCATCGGGGCCGAAGCTGATGATCTTGCCGGCGCGGGCGCTGACGTTGACGATGGGGAACAGCACGTTCGCCACGGCGGCGACCTGCGGGCGGAAGCCGCGGGCAACGGCGGTCAGGATCGGGTCAACGGCCCGGGCCTGGGAGGGGTTCATTTGAGACATTTGATTTCTCCGGTTGGGTTTTCGGTGTTCTGACGATCAGACGTTCAGGCGGGGCGATCAGGCGGCGGTGACGAGCACGCCAGCGCTGGGCACGAGCAGCACTTCGACCACATCACCATCTGCGGTGGCGGCGTCGATGCTGCGGGCCACGGCGTGTTTGTCGCCGTCGCCGTCGTGGGCGATGAGCTTGCCGCTGGTGCCGACCATGAGGGGGACGTCGGCGTCGAACGCGGCGCCGGCCTCCGCCAGGGCGGTGCCTTGCACGTCAACGGGCAATGGGTCGCCGGTGGCGGCGTCGGTGCGGGTGATGCCAAAGGCAAGGCCGCCGGCGGCGGGGTAGTTGCCGGCCTGGTTGACTGCGCGGGCGGTGGCCAGTGCAGCGGCGGCGATGACGGTGAGCGTCAACAGGGGGATGCTGGAATTGGACATGAGGTTTCTCCGTTGGGGATGGCTTTGGGTTCAGGCCGCGCCGCTCAGGCGAAGCCCAGTTCTTTCAGGCCGCGCCGCTCAGGCGAAGCCCAGTTCTTTCAGGGCGGCGACGATGTCGATACCCTTGGTTTTGGCCAGCGCCTCGGCTTCAGCAGCCTTTTGGGCGGCGGTCTTGGCGCTGTCGGCCGGCGCGACAGCGGCCGGCGCGGCTGCGGGTGCATCGGCAAAGTGGGCCTGTGCTGCGCTGGCAACGCGCTCGCGTTCAGCGGCGAGCACGGCCACGGCGGCTTCAGGGCCGGTGGTTTTGCCGTCAAACGCGAGCGTTTCGATCAACGCCTCGTGACCAGGAAGAACCTGGGCACGCACGGCGGCGATGCGCGCGCGTTCGGCAGTGGCACCGTCGGCGGTGGCCTTGGTCGTTGCGGCGGTGAGGGCCTCTGCGGCAGGGGCCGAGAATTCGGCCTTGAGTTGAGCAAACAGCGCGTGGTGCTGCTGCTCCAGGGTAGCGCGGTCCATAGGGAGCCTTTCTGGGTTTGCGGTTGGGGATTTGTCGAGCAGCACCGGCTCTGGTAGATCGCCTTGCGCCTGCGCACCGGCAGACTTTTGGGCGGGGAGAGACTGGGGCGCCGGGGCGGGCAAGGCGCCCACGGCAAAGATGGCCTTGCGGCGTTTGGCGTATTTGCCGGGGTTGGTGGCGAGCTGCTCGACCATGGCATCAACGGTGGCAAAGCCGTCGACCAGGCCACGGTCTACCGCTTGCTGGCCGATGAAGATGCGGCCGTCGGCCATGTGTTCGAGCACCTGTTCAACCGTGGCGCCCCGGTTGTTGGCCACGGCGTCGACGAAGACCGAATACAGGTGGTCGACCTGCCCTTGCAGATAGGCCAGGCCTTCGCCAGACAGGGGCGCGTTGCTGCTGGCGATGCGCTTGTACTTGCCGGCAGTGATCTCGGTAACGGTGCCGTCTGCCTTGGGGTCAAAGCTGTGGCTGGCCACCACGCCGATGGAGCCCACTTGCACCGTGGGGCCGGTGATGTAGACAGCGTTGGCCGCTGCGCCCACCCAGTACGCGGCGCTGGCCAGCGTGGCATCACTGACGGTGACGATGGGCTTGAGCGCGGCCAGCTCGCGAATGGTGGCGGCCAGCTCGGGCGTGCCAAAGACCGAGCCGCCGGGTGAATCAATGGCCAGCACCAGAGCCGTGACGCGGGGGTCTGCCATGGCGCTTTCGATCTGCTGGCCGGCCATTTGTGTGGACACGCCACCGCTGACCCGCGTGAACAGGTTGGCCTTGGGGGCCATGACGCCTTCGAGCGCCAGCACGGCCACGCCGCCCTGGTGCAGCTGGTAGCGCTGCTGTTCATTGGCCAGCGGCTGACCCAGGCGAGCCTCGATGGCGGCGATGTCGATCTTTTCGCCGCGCAGGTGCGTGGCGTAGATGGCCTGGATCTCGCGCAGCTTGGTGGGCGCGATGGCCCATGGCGCGGTGAGGATGTCGAGGAGCTTCATGGGTGGCGTCTCACTTGCTTTGCTGCCGGTCGGTGGCGCTGGTCAGGGCACGCGCCAGGTCGTAGATGGAGCGCTGCACGTCTTTGACGTCGGCGCGCATCTCGTTGACGGAGTCGCGCATGAAGCGTTCGCGCTCGGCAATTCGTTCATCACCCAGGCGGCGCTGCTCTTCGAGCACGGTGATGCGTTTGTCCATGGTGTTGTAGACACCGAAGCCGGCCACGATGAGGGTGACGAAGGTGAGGATGTGGCCCAGGCTGATGGTGGGGTCGTAGCGCAAGCGCGCGTGGCGCTCTGGCGTCTTGCTGCGGTCAAAGCCGCTTTCGGGCTCGGTATTCATGGGGCGGGCGGCTCCTGTGGGTCTTGTGGCGCAGCGGCGCCGGCCTTGGGTACGGGAAGCAGGTTGGCTGCGCGCAGGCGGTCTTGTTCTTCAGCCTTGCGGTCGAAGGTTTCGTCATAGTCGGAGCCGAACAGCTCCCACTCGGCCCGCTCGCGGGTCATGAAGCGGGCTTCAACGGCGGCGGCGTAGGCGGCCACTTCATCTTTTGGGCTGATGGAGCCCATGCTGTCGCCATGCCAGGCAGCGCGGGTGTAGGCCCAGCGCAGCAGCGGGTCGGCAAAGAAGCCGGGGGCCGACACGCGTCCTATGGCCACGGCTTCGGCCAGCCAGGTCTCGTACACGGGCTGGCAGAAGCTGCGGGCAAGCCAGGTGCGCACGCCCCGAAAGTACACCCAGGCATCGAGCAGCGCGGCTTTGCTGGCGCTGAACGAGGCGTTGAACTCCTTGATCAGCAGCTCGCGCGGCAGGCCCAGCGCCATGCCGATCTGGCGCACCACACCGACGACGAAGGCGTCGAAGTTGGGGTTGGGCCGGTTGGGGTTGGCGATGGTGGCTTTCTCGCCCTTGGCCAGGCCGACGATGGCGCCGTTGCCCAGGCCGATTTCGGGGCCGGCGCTGCCGCCGTCTTGCGTGCCGTCGAACACGGGGGCGGCATCGCCGGTGTCGGTTTCGATGAAGACGGTGAAGGCGGCGGAGATGACGGCGGCGGTGATTTCGGCTTCGGTGTAGCGGCCGAGTTGCTTGATGCACTCGATGATGGGCGCCAGGTAGGGCACGCCGCGCGGCATGCCGGGGCGCAGCTTGCGCAGGTGGTGCAGCACGCGCCGGCGGCCGCTGGGGCCGCGGTAGTCCACCCACTGGCCGGCCAGCATCTTGCCGCCGGCCACGTAGCCGGCGCCGGGGTGGCGGTCATAGATGTGGCAGGCCTGCGGTGCGCCATTGGGCCCGGTGCGCACGCCGCCAGCGATGGTGTCACTGTCGAGCATGCCCAATGGGTTGCCGATGCGGTCGGCCTCCAGCACCTGCACGCGCAGTGCGTAGGGCATTTCTGGCGTGCGCCGGGCATCGGGAAGCAGCGAGAAGCAGTCGCCGGACTCCAGCGCGGCGCGCAGCACCAGGGCCTGCAGCTCGTAGAAGTTGAGGGTTTGCTCCTGGTCGCACGCCGGGCTGTCTGCCCACAGGCTGTATTCGGCCTGCACGGCGCGCTTCCAGGCGCTGGCTTGTTCGACCGACCAGCCCAGCACGTGGCGGTTGGGCGCGGCCACGAGCGCCAGGCCGGTGCCGACGATGCGGTCAACGTTGGTGTTGATGGCACCGGCGGCAATGGGGCTGGTGCGGGCGAGCTCGCGCGACTTGGCGCGGTCGATGCCCAGCGTGGGCAGGGTGTCTGCGCCGGCCGAGCGGGCAAAGGGGCTCCACCAGCGCGAGCCGCCACGGCTGGCAGCGTCTTGCGGGCCGTTGCCGTGGCCACTGAGTGCGCTGAAGGCGGCCAGGCTGGCACGCGCCTGCACACGGGCAGCGGCTCGCACGGGTGCCACGACGGCGATGGCGCGGTCGATCAGGGTGGGTGCGGTCATGGTCAGGCGCGCGGGCGCAGGTAGAGGATGCGGCGGGCGCGCGGGTTGGCGGCGAATTCGGCGCGGGCAATGCGGCCATCGAGCTCGGCCAGTTCGGTGCGCAGCGCCTCAAAGTCCGCCCGGCGGTTGCGCCGCGCGGTGACGCCCTGCCCCACGGTGTATTCCTGGCTGGTGAGCGCCTTTTGATAGGCGGCATAGACCAGTTCGCGCTGGCTGCGCAGTTCTTGCAATGTGGCCATGGGGTCAGCGTGCGAGCAGGGCCGCCAGGGCGCGGTCGAACTCGGGTTTGAAGTGGGTGAGCGCGGCTTTTTCGGCGATGCCGGTGAAGTCGAGGCGGGCGCGGTAGGCAGGGGCGGTGCGGGTAAAGATGAACAGCGGCGATACGCCACGATTGCTTTTGCCGCCCGTGCGCAGCCAGATGCCGCGCGTGCCTTTGATGGTGCCGGCGAACACGCCATTGCGCCCTTTGCCGTCTCGCACTTTCAAACCCGCAAGCAAGGAGCGCACGCGCGCACCGCTGACGTTGCCAAAGGCGTCCAGCGCCATGCCGGCGCCGGGCATGGCACGCTCGCCGGCCTGCAGGATGCCGGCGTAGCGCAGCGCACGCTCAAAACCTTTTTCACCGCGCGAGCCGCCTTCGACTTCGGCCTGCAGAAACCGCTCAGGAGCAATGCCGTTCGCGGTGACGTTCTTGACGTTGACGCGAGCACTCAGGTTGTCTTTGTTGGCCGGCTTCACATACAGGCTGTTGAGCGTGTACGACGTGGGCCGGTCAAACGCGGCGCGCATGGCGTCGGGCAGATCAACCTTGGCGGCCTGCTGCGCGGTTCGCGTGAGCGCGGTGGCAGCGGCATAGGGAACGATGCGCCCGTGCACGTCCCGCGCCGACGCAATCACCTCGGCAATGGAGCCTGTTGATTTGACGGTGAGCATGGGGCGGTGGGCGGTGTTGGGCGGCTGTTTGGGGTCTGTTTTGCAGTGGTTTCAAGTGGGCAAAAAGAAGCCCCCGGAGCCTTGCGGCTGCGGGGGCGGACTTTTGATACCTACCTGAATTGGGGTCAATTTTGGGCCAAAGTGTCACCTGTTTGCAAACCCTTTTTTGTCTCCTCTGGAGGTGACACTTTAGGTGTTGACAGGGCTTGAAACTTCTCCTATTTGCAGCGAAACCCTACGGCGCTCCGCAATTGATCTGGGCGCATTCTTTGCGCAAGGCGGCCAGGTTGTCTTTGAGTTCGGCCTCACGGCGCTGGCAGTTTGCGGCATGGGCGGCCATCTCGCTGGCGACTTGCGCGGCGTGAACTTTGCCGTACATGTTTTGCTTGTAGGCATATTGAGATGCCTGCAGGCTTGCCTGCGTAGCTTCGCAGTCGCGCCGATGCAATTCAAGCGCGGCGATGGCCTCTGGTATGTAAGGGTCTCGCAGATCTCGCGCTCGCCGATCACGCTGGCTGGCGGCAATCTGGGCCTCAATGCGCTGCGCTTCCGTCTGCGGTCGGGATGCGCCGGCAGCCGGAGCAGTTGCAGTCGCTCTCGTTCCTTCGACATCACCAGTCGCGGGCTTGACCTCGATGCGCCCGCCTGTGCCGGCTTCACAAGGCGCGTCTTGGAACGTGAACTTTCCGTCAGCACCTTTGCACTTGTTGATGGCGAGTGCCGTTTGTGGAATGAATAACAAGATAGCTGCAATGCCTGCAGCAATGACGGCAGCAGCAAGATGCCCCCGACACTCAGTGAGTGCACCAGTGTTGTTTTGCATAGATCCCTCCCCTCATGCTTTGCCGCTAGTCTAGCGCGGCTAAAGGCGCATGGTCACTGCGGTGCGGCAACGCCTGGGCAGCTGCAACGTTGTCGGCCTCGATCTGACGCGCGGCGGCATGCACGCGGGTGCAAAAGCCGTGCAGCAGGCGGTAGAAGTGACTGCGACTGATGCCAAGGCTTGCCGCGGCTGTCTTGATGATGGCCGCCCGGTGGCCGTAGTAGGCCATGAATACCTTGGTGTCGAGCGCGTCTCGCGGCTGGCCGATGATGGCAAGGTGCAGCGCAGCCATGCTGGCGCTGCAGGATGCATCCGGAGCGCCGGTGCTCAGCGGCCGCGTCTTGCCGCTGAGCTTGCCCAGGATGGTGCCAGTGGTGGGGGGCGGCGCGTAGTAGCGGCGGGTGCGGCTCCAGGCGGACCATTGCTCGAACAGTTCATGCAGCTTGCCGTCTTCAGCGGGAGGGGTGTCGGGCTCTTCGGCTTCGGCTGTCGGGGCGGGGGCGGCGAACGGGGTAAACACGGTCATTGGATTCCTCGGGAGTAGATGCGGCGGGCAGTCATGCGGCGCGGGGGTTGGTAGGGCAATGGCGCGGGCGCGTGCACTCTGACGGGCACGGGCCTGGCGGGTGCGGGCTGGACGGGCGCAGCGGCTTCGCTGGCTTCTTCTTCGTCTGCAGCCGGGTCGGCGCCTGGAACGGTTGGCAGCGGCTGGGCTGCGCCGCTGGCGAACAGGTCGGGCGTGAGGTGGGCGGGCACGAGCTTGTTGCGCAGGCGCTGCCAGTCGAGCGCACTCCAGGTGTGCAGGCGCAGTTTGAAGGCGATGGCAAGGTTGTAGACGCTGAGGTCGGTGGCTTCGTTGCGGGCGTGGTCGTCTTTGTGCCATACCTCTACGACGACGCCGCCGCGCATTTTCCGAACTTTGCGCTCGACGGTGAGCTGGTCAAACCATTCGTCGCTGAGCTTGTTGTGGAAGTGCATGGCGCCGGGGCCGGCGGTGAGTTCCATGCGGTTGTAGAGCCAGTCTTTGGCGACGTCGGTTCCGACAAACCACAGTTCGGCTGTTCCCACGGAGACGCGGCCGCCCCACTCCACATCTTGCTGGCTGGGTTTGCTGGCGATGATGGGGCGGTTAGGCCGGCTGGCGCCTTTGAGGATGACGCAGCTCAGGTGCCGGCGCTGAGCGCCGTAGTTGTAGACGTCTTGCGTGTTGGCGCCGCCGGAGTCGATGCCGTAGGCGCTGATGCGGATGAGTACGCCGCTGGCGTGCACGAGCGGGGTGGCGATGATTTCGTCGAGCCGGCGCCATACGCTGCCGGGTTGCTCGGGCGGCATGGTAGGGGAGCCGGGCAGGACGATGTGGTCGAGCACCCAGTGTTCCATCTGCGGGCCCCAGGCTTCGATCTGAACTTCGAGCCGGTCGGGCTGGGTGTCGACGCTGGCGGTGAGTACCAGGGCGTCGGCAGGGACGACGCGGGACGGGTATGGCTCGGCGCGGGCGCGCAGTTCTTCTGCGGTGGTGACGCCCCGGGAGCTGTCGTAGCACAGCGCCAGGCGGGCGTTGTAAAAGCTCTGCATCTTGGTGTGGTCGCCGTGGCGCAGGGCTTCTTCGGCTGAGTCGTGCAGGCGGGCCAGTTCGAGCCAGCTGGTCCAGCCCAGCGGGGCGTACAGCTGGGAGATGGTGAAGCTGATGGTGCCGTCGCGGCTGGTGGCGGTGGCCACCCACTGGCCGCCGGCGAGCATGGCGTCTTTGTGGTGCTCATCGATGAGGGCGCCGCAGTCGGGGCACATCATCTTGGCCCAGGTCAGGGCCTCGTCGGTGCGCATGTTGACCCAGATAAGCTCGTGACGGTGACCGCAGTGCGGGCAGGCCACGTGGTACTTTCGCTGGTCGCCGCGCAGGTACAGATCGTTGATCTTGGACACGCCAGCGGGCTTTTTCGGGCTGCTGGAGTAGTACCACTTGCGGTTGCGGCCGTAGGTGCTGCCACGGTTTTCAAAGATCTCTACCGGGTCGCCCTGCCCTTGCAAGTCGTCTTCCCAGTCGTCGATTTCATCGCCGTAGCCGTAGCGGGCCGGGATCTCGGCCAGGTTGGCGGCGCTGCCGGCGGTGGCGATGTAGAGCGTGCCGCCCCTGAAGGTTTTGGTGGTGTCGGTGTTTTTGCCTTCACGGCTGCGAGGTGCCGAGAAAAGGTCGCGCACCCTGGGCGTGGCCTTGATGGTGTTGTTGATCCTCGCGCTCAGTCGCGCGGCCAGGTCGCCGGATGGCATCAGGGCCAGCAGGTTGGCAGCAGCGGAATCGACCGACGCCATCATCCAGTTCATGGCGGTCTGGGTTTTGAGCAGCTGCGACGCACCCATCACCACCACCCGGTTGCAGGGGTGCCCAGGGCTGAGTACGCGCATGACTTCACGGGCGAAAGGGGTGCGGTCGACCTTGTATTTGCCAGCCTCCGCATTGCCCTCGGAGGGTATGTAGGCGTGCGCCTCGGCCCATTCGTCGACCCACATTTCGGGGTCGGGGAGCAGACCGGCACAGAACGCCTCACGGCAGGCATGGGCACCATCAGCGAATGGCACGCACGTCCTCCACCAGGTTGATCAGCGCTTCGCGCAAGGCGTTGCGCAGGTGGCGCTCCAGCTCGAAGGCGTCGCTGATCAGGGCCAGCGCCGGCGCCACCTTGGTCGGGAAGGCGCCCATGAGGGTGTCGCGGATCATGCGCGACTCGGTGAAGCGCTCGCGTTGCACATCGGCCACCGGCGTCAGCGACCTTTCTTTTTCCATCCGCTCGATGCGGGCCTTGCGAGCGTCTTCGCGCTCACGGAAGCTGCGCGCGATCTTGAAGTTCTCAACGTAGTCGTCGGTGTACTCGGGGTTTTCGTCGAGGTCGTCGCTGTCGGCTGCTGCATCGGCGTCCGGCGACGGCTCGGCAGACCCGTCGACCAGGTCGAGGGCAGTGAAGGCAGGCGCCTCAGGAGCAGCATCATCGTCACGGGCGCGGCGGCGGGTGTCAGCTGCCATAGCCTGGTTGATGTCGCGGCTGCGCTGGATCTGCGCCTTCAGCGTTTCCAGATCCCACAGGCCATCGGGCCCAGGCGCGATCTTCCCCTGCCGGCGCAGCTTCGACAGGTACGGGCTACTGACGCCAAGCGCCGCAGCAGCCGCCTTCTGCGTGATTCGCTCCCCGGTAACCTGATCACCATCGGTAGGCATCAGATAACCCTCTCCCCTCGGTTAACCTGACCGAAAAACCCTTCCAGCCCAGCATCCGCGGGGTGCGAATTACCCGCACGGCTCCCGGCTGGGGGAGTACCTACTGGGGGGCGGGTGGCTGGTGACGCTGGCAACGTGGCGAGCGCGCTGCGCCCATACCCGCGCAGCATGTACTCCCGCTGCCCTCGCCCACCGTGGCGCCAAGTCACGGCCACGGTGCTGGCGATGGTGGCGTCCAACTCATAACGCGGCCAGCGCGTCACATCGACCAGCTCGGGATATGTCAATGGCCCGAGTGCCAGCAGCTTGGTCAACGCTTCGGTCCTGGTCATGCCGCGCGCTCCTCGTGCCATTGCCGCGCCGGCTTTTTGGGAGACAGGCGGCGCTTGTTGGCCAGCAGGCTCTCGATCTTGGCGCGCACGTCGGGCGGCATGGGCACGTGCGGTTTGGCCTGCACCGTCTCGGGCCAGGGCGCCTGCTCAGGCGGTGGCAGGGCGATGCCCGGCAGATCTTGCCAGCGACGGTTGCGCAGCCAGTTGCCCGGCTTGG